CCAAATCTTGATGCTGCTTACTATTCCACGGTAGCAGCTTTATCCAATGATGTCAAGATATTATCAGTCATTTTAATGCCAATGCTGCTACTGTAAGCCCTTCAAGTGTCTTGAATTGGAAAAATGGCAGGTGTAATGGCCCTGCCCAAACACGATCGTAATCCTGTCCAGGAACAAGTCCATATTTTGCTACTGATATCTTTACCAGCTGCCCAATTTCTGATGGTACGATTTGTTCGAAATCGAATATAGGAACACATGTTAGTAACTCATCGTTAAATTCAAATTCACATAGGGAATTCCAGGAATCGATATTGGCATCTGTTAATGGATGGTCGTCAGGGTTGTCAATATCTCGATTTGTAAAATTCATATCAGTCATTTTAATGCCAATGCTGCTATTGTGAAACTTTCAAGTGTTTTGAACTGAAAGTAATAGACTTTGGATGATCTATGAAACATGTGATCGTAATCATCTCCAATTACAAGTCCATATTTTGCCACCAATATCATTACTAGTTGGCCAGTTTCTGATGGTAACATAAAATTTTTGTATTCAGGTAGGCATAGTAATGCCTTAGTATGAAATTTGAAACTACATCCAGACTGCCAGGCACCAATTTTGGCATCTGTTATTGAGTGGTTGTAAAAGTTGACACTATCTATATGTTTCAAACTTTCTGACATAACTAGACTGCCAACTTTGTCAACATCAAAATCTGGTGACGTGTGTTCATACCTGATATATACACCCATTACCGACCCCGCAGACATGTTTGGTCAGCGTAGTCACGCCAGCCTGTGGGATCCATTTTAACCAGGTCGGCGATTTTCTTGACCATGCGCAGGCTGAGTTCCCGAACAACCAGCTGGTTATCGTGGATGTATGTCAGGATCTCATCAATTTGCACATCATCAAACTTGTAATCAGCCAGCATGCCATCACGCACAATTTGCTTGCACCGCAAAAACCGCTCACGTGTTCCATGGATGCCCATGTCCAAGTAGTGGCAGCGGCTTACAATTGCCTTGAGGTGCTCGCCAATCCGTCCACGGGCCTTTTCAAAGTCCAAGTTGGTAATAAAGATAATTGCACCTTGAAATTCAAATCGTTCCGGGATGCCACGTTCATCAAGGATGCGGCTTTCGGTGCGCCAGCTGATTGTACGCTTGGCACCACTGTCGGTGGCAGCCTTCATCATGTTGATGCCAGCTTCATCATACAGCACTGTGTCGCTATCATCCAGCACCAATACGCTACCCTTTGCATGGTATTCCCACAGCAACTGATAGAGACCAAGGGGGCTTGCGCTTGCAACCTTTTCAACGCCTATTTTGGCATCTTGGTCCTGGATAATTGTTTGATCCATCATCTTTTCCATAACGTCCATGGATTCGATCACTTGCTCAATACCAAAACTTTTGCCAACGCCGGGAGGCCCAGTTACAATCATGGCGCGGACATGCCCTTCAATGCTGGCAATAGTCATGCCATCCAGCACCTGGAATCGCTTGCGCATGCGATCCATAATCTCTTCATCAGTCTCAACTTGTTCCTTGACTTTGACCTCTTTGACAGGTGCAACCGGCTGATCTGCGGCATGCATAAATTCAAGATCTGTTTCAGTATCAAGCATGATGCGCACATTACGGTCCATTCCCAGCGGTTCGCCGTTAACAGTGACGTATAATCCATTCTTGCCCATCTTGGGAGGAAAGACCATTGTGAACTGTATGTCCACAATATCCTTGTTACCATATTTTCCTTGCCGTACTACAATCTGTGTCATATTCGCTCCTGTTGCTTACTTGTGTAATCTAGCAAAAGGCATTGGTATAGTCAACAGAAAAGGTGCCCTCGAGGGCACCTTTCTTTCTTTACATATCAATGGGTCAGTCGATTTTGACGCGGTTAAACATGGTCTCCTGGCAGGTGGTAAAGTCATTCACCTCGTGCTTCTTGACCGTGCCAACAAAAGTGATCGTGTTGCCATTGATACGCTTGGCAACATCACTTAGGTTGTCGTTCATGAAGAACTTGGCCAGCTGGCCGTCAGTTGTCAGCACAGTGGCAAGGTGGATTTGGTGCCGCGGAATAAACTTAACATCAACCACGCGGCCTGTGATCTTGAGACGATCCTTGGGCGAACCAATATATCCCCGGTTGCTGTGACCACGGTAAAATTCTGTCATTTCCTCTCGCACTGCGCTAATGCGCCGGCTGTTGGGCAAACTGACTATCATGGCAAGCTCTTTGTGGCCATCTATGCTACCATTGGTAAACATCGAACTCAGAATAAGGTTGTAGTCATTGACCCGGCCGTCCCGTCCTGTCTTGACAAGACTGTCGGTCAGCTTTTCCATAACTATAATCTCGTCAAAGTAGCGCCAAATTTCTTGGGCGGCGGCATGGTCTTCCTGCGTTGGCAACACGACTGCCATGTCAGTAGTATCCTCGGCCGCACGAGAGCCGGGTGCGCTGTGCAAGTGGCGCAGAGTAGCCAAGGCAACGACACGATTATCATGGACGACCGTATCAGTTTCCTGGTCATGATAGCCTTGCTTTGATTTGATAAAGCCTTGGTTGCGGTCTACTGCAACGGCAACAGCAAGTGCCTCCATGAGCGGGAAGAGTTCTCTTGCCCGGGCGGGGGCGGCAAATCTATTCGAATTCTTTTTCATCATGCTACCTATGTTTCTCAATTGTTGTTTCTAATACGTATACTATACGCTAGGCCTCAGTCGATGTCAAGGAAGCATATCGTATTCAGGACGGTGCGTCGCGCCACGCAGGCTGGCAAAGATCATACCCATGGCAAGAGACATGAGTGGGATAGCGATGAGAGCGAGCGTAACGGAAAGGGTAACAGACATAGTGTATTCCTCTTATTGTGATGCTTCTTTGAAGCCTTGAAAAATTTCGCCCACATAGGCGCCGATAGCATTGGGATCTTGCAGGATCTCAGTTATTTCCACAACAACAAAGACAGAAATCACAAACACAAACGTTATGATTGCGCTTGTAATTAATACTTGAGTGTGGGACATTACTCCGCCTCCACTTCGCGACCTGCTGCAAACAACTGCAACTCAGCTGCAACCTGGGCCGCTTCAGCGCGTGTCAGTTGAATATAGCCAACACCAAGAGGGTTGACGACCGACTGGACCTCCTGGTTTGTTTGGGTCAATTGGATGCTTGTACCGTTACCACTAGAGAAGCGGGTTTGGGTCAATGTTGAGTTGATGCTGCGGAGTTCAGTTGACATGTTTTGTCCTTTTTGCTTACTACACCAATATAAGCGAAACGTCTTGGGTTGTCAAGCCCTATCTTGGAATAATGTCAGTCCAGTCTGATATCTTCCATACCTGCCGCACGAAGTTTTGTAATATGACCAATCTGATAGTGCTTGGCATCTAGGCCCTTCATAATGGCTAGATACTTATTGCGCACCAAGGCAAACTCATTGATTAGGTGTTCCATATCAATATAATCTTGATCACCCTCAGCAAATTTATCAGCATCACGACTGCTTAAAACTTTGTTATAATGTTCAAGATATTTGCGATACTTTGCCCTATGTATCTTGCGAAGTTCTATGTTGAGATGCTCAAGGATGGCCTCAACCTCTTGCAACTGGCCAAAACGATAGGATACATCGCCAGGTATGCGTCTGCTGTTTGCCTCCAAGTTGCCTGACAAGAATGTCTCCTTGCGGGCTTCCTCAAGTTCTTGTTCATAGTAAACAATAGCAGGAACAAGATTGCTCAGATCGTCCTTTACCTTGTTATACCATCCAGCCATTACTCATCCCAGTCGTCAAGGTTTTCATCTGCCCGATATCCTTGTTCTTGTATGTAGGTACGTAGTGCCTTATCAAATGTGTCGCATACACCATAAAGTTCAATACCAACTGCATTGAAATCGATAAGTCCTGCCTCGTCAATAGTGGCAATATATTGTTCAGCTGCATCTCGCTGATCTTTAGCCGGTACATAGTTTTTAACACTGGCCCATAATTCGACCAATGTAACTGATTCTGTTGCATTTAGTGACATAAAATTGTCCTCATTTTGTGGTTATTGGTAATATCTAACCCACATCCGCGTATCCTATTGGACTTGGATGTGGGTTAATGTTTAGCTGTCGGAATCAACATCAATGTGGTCAACTATATCAGTTTCTTCAGTGTCTGGTGCATCAGGCATAACTGTATCAAATTCATTCATTATGATATGCAAGATATTGTCTTCATTGCTTTCATATTTTTTTCTAAATTTGAGTGTTATCTCACCTGTAACTGGGCTAGTATACTCAAGCTTGTTACCTATCTTTTTCAGTTTGCCTACTGATTCGAAAAGATCGACCAATCCACTAGTTGGGTCCATACCGGATTCATAGGGAATTTTGATTTGCACTGATTCGAAAGGTTTTGCATAGCGTGATTTAACAACCTTGCAGCCTGCTCTGATACCATACACCTGTGACGTTTTGTTTCCATCCTCGTCTTCCTTGAGCTTCATTTTCTTAAGGGCGACTACAATAGAGCTTGCAAACACCATACCGCTACCACCAGAAATTTTATCATCTGGGTCGAACATGTCTTGGCTAGCATAGGTATGGTTGGTACATACTAGGCCAATGTTCAAGTCTCCAAACATGTTGACACAGTTTGTAACTAGGGCCTTGAGCTGCTTTGCTTTACGTCCCATGTCGCCCTTGATTTCACCATCCTGGAATTGCTTCAAGTCTGTTGGGCTCATAAGCATACCAAGTGAGTCAATAACAAACAGGACTTCTGGACGATCGTCCATGGGCATATCACTATACGAGTCACGATATTGGCTAACAAAGTCAGTAATAACTTTTGCAACATCGTCAATCATTGCCATGTTAAATTTTATCAGTTTTTCTTGAGATGTGTCAACCCCAAGGGCATGTAGCCATTTTTCATCCAATGCATTCTCAGAGTCGATGAGTATAACAAAGATTCCAAGGTCCTGTGCAGCCTTTACAAGATTGCCTGAACAGATGAAACTTTTGCCAGAGCCTGATTCACCTGCAAACATTGTGACTTTCCCAAGAGGCACTCCTTTATAGAAGTCCCCAGAGATAAGTTTGTTGAGTGTGTAGTTTCCAGTAGAGATCCATGTCTTGGGGTCTCTAAATCCAACTGATATACCTTTTACACTCTTGGTGATGCCTTTTCTAAATTTGCTTACGTCGAACGTGTTGGCCATTATTTGTATCCTTTTTGCGTGACTTCGTGGGAGTAGGTGGTGGACGCGGTGATGTGGACTGTAATTTCATATCCTCTTGCTTATATGAATTTATCCATTTTTGACGATCGTTTGGGAAAAAATGCAGCACAGCCCAATAATTCTCAAACCAAACAACTGTACCATCTTCCATCAAGGCCGGAAGTAATGCGAAACAACGGATACCACCTGCGGCCCGCGCTTTCCACTGGGCATCTGTTTCCACTTGCCATATCATGATTTTGTTCTCATAACTGTATTCCCATTGAAGTAGAATGGGCGGGCTATCGTAAGCCCGCCCGTTAGTTTTGGGTGTGAATTTTTAGCTTGCTTCTTTACGCGCTCTGATTGCTGCTAGGATATCTTTAGCATCCTTGCCACCGCTAGCTGGTGTTACGCTAGCAGGTGGGGCAGTGTCTACTACCGCATCATCTTGGTCATCAGGATCGCTCTTGGTGCGGGCAGTATCAGTTTTAGTAGAGCCAGCATGCGATGTCCGCTTGCTTGTTCCGCTACTTGGTGCATCAACTCCCCAAGGACGATAGAAGTCTGCAAAGCGTTCTGGATCATACAACTCACCATCAACACTGGATTCAAACATGTTGAAGATAATCTGAAGCTCTTCTTCAGTTGGCTTCTTGGGCATGAAATTATCTAGGTTAAAGTGGCCATGTTCTGTAATAGCATCACGCTCTGCTTGATCAAGGCTGCGGGATTTACGTGCCCAGCTTGATGTGGTATAGTCTGCATACTGACCTTTCTTGGTCTTGGTAACACGGAAGTCAACACCCTGATCGTAATCAGTAGGCATGACGTCACCAAAGTCAGGATCCATAAGAGCACTTTTGACCACATTGTGGATCTGCGGGCTGATGATGAATCGACGGATTGCGTTTTCTGGTGCTTCTTCTTCCACAAAGGCACTTGATACAACGAAGCCCTGGTAGAGGTAGCTTTTCTTCTTCCAGTATTTACGTGCCATGTCTTCCATGCTGGGATCCTTGAACCAAGGACGGATCTCCTGATGCACCGGGCATTTTTGCCCATCCCACATTTCAATGCATGGTACCTTGACTGTGACCGGCTTGCCTTCGTCACCGCCCTTGATACCGCTAAATGACAAGTTGATCATTTGGCGTTCGCGCCAGAAGTAGTCGTTTGTGGGATCGTCATCTTCTACGAAGCGTAGTGTTGATGTTTCAGTTTCGGGGGTGTTCCAGTGGGGATAGATCGCATTGTCATATCCACTACCTTTATTTGATTGCTTCTGTTCTTGCTGTTGAAGCTTCGCTCTGATTTCACTTAAAGTTGCCATTGTTATTTTCCTATAATAGCCTATATTTGTTACCGGTTATCCGGCTCATGTTGTTTCTAATCAAGCACGCTACCAATTCTTTTGGTGTAACGTCTTGAATATACACGATAATCCACTAGCTGTCAACTAAAACGTTGATAACGTTGTGTTTTATCTTGCACGTCTATTTATCAAAAATATCCTTTGAATTTGGGATGATCCAGTATGATATTGATATCTTTTGCATCCAGTGTTTTATGGATTTCGTCAGCACGTATGCTAATAAGATATTGATCCAGAGGTTCAATTTTGCTGGTAGTTGGTCCTGTCCAAGAATCCATGGCATCTGGTATCTTGCGTATATCTGCTGTTATTTTGGCAGCTAGTTCCTGGTTGCCATCCTCAAGTGCTGCATCTCGTTGTTCCCACATTGCGTCAATGTTGTCGTTATGGTCTTCTATAAATTGTGTCATACTCTTGTAAATTCTACCAAGTATTACAAATTCTTCACGTTCACGTTTATGATGTTGGTTACGGATTCCATGGCCCGAGTAGCCCCAGTTGAATGGCATTATCTTGTATCTTTGAGATAGCGCGCGCTGGTCAATTTCATAAACGATATCACCCCAACCTTGGGCATATTTTATATCACGAGTTAAACTGACTCCCTTAAGCCAAAAGCTATCTCGGTAGTCAGGGTGGTTATCTTTGAGTCGGCGACCATCTGGCCAAAAACGTTGTGTCGTAGTACCCTCAATAAAATTCTGATTGAGCTGATTAATAGAATGGTAATGGGCAACGCCATGCCATAGCGGTGCGTCCCGGCCTTCGATTAGTTGCTGATGTCTCATAATATGAGATTACACACCAAACAGCTTGCGGATATCATACTTGTCAAGTGACTCGGAAATTCGACCAAATTCAACCTCACTAATATTTTCGCCGTTATCCTGCATATCTGCTGACTCATTAACCTTGGCATGCTGCCTAATCACACCAGCTGCTGCCACTGCCATTTTTACATGCTTGGGGCCTACTGTATGTACCAAGTCAGACACTTGCATTATCATATTGGATAGTGAATCATCTGACATTTTTGGAGCCAGGTAGGTTGCCCATGCTGCAAATTCAGTTGCAGGGTCACGGAAGTTTTGACTACCTGGACTTTCTGGATCATTGTCATCGATTGGTGAGTTAAGTTGCATGTTGTCTTTGTTCTTCATGACATACTTTGCAAACTCAAAAACGTCAGCTTCTTTAGCTTGGCGGCTACGTAGGCTTTCAATTATCCTTGCCACATATGGCAGGCTATCAGTAATACCCTCATCAAAATATGAAATGGTTGCTACATCCTTGAGTTCATCAATACGTTCCTGAGGAACATCTGACTGTTCCTTGGAAAAGCTTTCCATCTGGTTCTTATACCCATTTGGGCTGGCCATGGTTTTGAGGTTGTGACGTAGATTGCCAATATGTGAACCAATTTCTTGGCCTATTGCTGCATCCTCAAAGAAGTCGTTACGCTTGTTGGTGCGTTGGAATTTTTTAAGTTGGGTTAGCTCTTCCATGATACCATAGATGTGTTGTCCAAATTCATCATGTGGTGCGCCACCCTCTTTAACATGGCGGGCCATGGCCTTTGCGGCAGTAATGTTGGTACTGGGAAACTTAAACCGTTCGCCCTCTGCGTTTTCAATAAAAATGCTTTCGATTTGTCGAGTTCGAGCTCCACGCTTTTCTTCATCAACAGTGCGCTTGTGCCGTACAATGATGCGGGCGTCGCCCAGTTCGTTGACACTTTTACGTGAAGAGCCTGTCCAGCCGCTGAATCCTTCAAATACAGATTCGTCAGTTTTAGTCATTAACTTGGCATGCTGCGCTGCTTTTTGCTTTTGGCGCCATTCTTTTCGCTTTTTACGGTTTTCTGCTGAATTTGTTGTGCCCATGTCAGATGTTTCTTTTGATTTGGTAATAGGCTTTGGATAATCCCATTTACCTTCGTCTACCACTTTTGGCGCGTTATCAGGATTTCCTGTCTTGGCAAACGTCCTAGCTTGCTGCTCATCTGATTTAACAGTCATATTACCTTCCAAATTCTTGGCCCACCAGGTTTTATTTTTAAGTTGTTTTACGGCACCTTCTGGTTGCATACTGCCCCAACTTGATTCTTGTACTGTATTTTTTGCCATGTATGAAAAGTCCCTTGGTGTTATTGACTTGCCGAATGTCTTAACTGTATATTCAATAATATGTCTATTTGCTAAGGTGCGGATTGCATTCAACATTGGTTTAATTGCCTTGATATCTGTTCCCTGGCTAAGATTCACTACCACTTCATTTGTTGTTTCATCAGCAACGAAGTTTATCATAATTTTTAAATCTTTAATATAGAATCTGCGGGCATCTGTTGGAGATACAGTTTTTTTGCCTTCATCAGTAAAAAGAACTATGGCGTGGCCAAATCCTTTTACAACTTTGAATAGGTTATCTGCAATGTTTTCTACTGAGTTTGTCATGCTATTATTTATCCCATGTCAGTAATCAAGCTGGATTTTATATTACTGTGACTTAATTCAAAAAGCCAACCGGCATGGGCCGCCTTAGCTCGCTGTCATCAAAGCTATCTTTGAGATCGTCAAAGGTTTCCGGGTCATAACGTGCGACCTGCATGGCCATGCGAACAGCTAGTAGGGTTGACATGACCAAATCGTCTGTCTCACCATCCTTGGCTGCATAACTATTTCCCCTAGCCACAAAGGTTTTAAGTTCGCGAGTAAGGTTTTTACTACGAATCTTCATTTTATCTTCTTCCACCCAACGCTTGAGCTTGGCGCATGCTGTTAGCTTTGTTGAATTGGTAGTGTTAAAGCCCTTTCTATACCGCCTCACGCTTCCGCGGCGGCGCGGCTCACTAAGGAATATACCAGGAATGTTTTCTTCACCCATTTCTGCAATTGTTGTTAATGCAGCTTCACCAATGGAATTGTTTTCCACACTGTAGTAAATTTCACTATTGGGTGCGTCATCCTCTATTTCTTCCAGAATCTTTTTCATAATTTTGATTTGCATTTGGATTGGTGTCTTATTATGTTGCCATTCGCCAACCTGTCGCATACCTGGTATAGCATAAACCTGGATAGCCGCTGGATCGCCACCTGTTCCCAAGCTGGGATCTAGTGCCACTAGGTATGTTTGCTCATCACGTATGGTGTCATACCATCTTACTTGGCCATGCTTGCGCACGGGCTCCATTCCTAGATCCATTTCGCTAAGATGTAATGCGTTAATTAGGGTTTCGTCAAACGCAATGAATTCACAATTTGAGACCAAAATGTCATTACCATAAAACCGATTACCACCATCTACTCCAACTAGGTCATATACTTTTTCAATACGACCAGTATAAAAAGCTTTGGTAATTACTAGGTCGCCACCTAATGCCATAACATTATCACCAACTTTTAATTCGGCGGCGTCGATTTTTGTGCCGTTGTCAATGAAAATTTGATGATTGTCAGTACACTCGATCCAATTGTCGTTTTCAAATTCCAGGCGATAAATTGGCCGTTCTCCCAAACATTGAATGCCCTGGAAACTCTGGTATCCGTCAGCGGTCAATACTTTTAAATTTTTCGTGTTCTCTTTGAAAGTCAATGTCACTGTTTAATATCCTATGTGTATATTTAGTTGAAAATAGCCATAATTGAAAGCTATAACCTCTGTCTATAACTGACTGGCGTTTACGCAAATTGTTTTCCAGTCTACTGCGGTAACGTTCATCTAACTTACCATTCCACCACCATTCACTCTTGACTTCAATAATTAAATTTTCTTTTGGTATGTAAATATCAGGGTAATATTTCCATTTATGTTGGTTGACATTGGTATATTCAAATATAGGTAAATTATAACTTGCTTTTTTCTGGCGATTATCAATTAATAATTCATCTTCATGATATGTATCAAATAATATATCCAATACCAATCCTTCATATCCACGGATACCAATTATATTTCCTGACGGCAATATATAATCTCG